CCCTCACCTTCAAATACTCCGGCTAAGAAAATAAGTTTTTCCTTTTCAGATAAAGACATTTATAGATTTTTGTTTTTTAATCCTTGCGGATTAGGTCCACGTTTAGGAGGAGGACCAAACCGTTTACCAGGTAAATTATTTCTTTTTCTTTTTGCTTTTTTTGTCGACACCTTTGATAACTCCTTTATTTTTAGATGCATAAAATACAGTTTCACCTTTTTTTGAACCGTATTCTTTTTTCATCGCTTTCATTATCTTGGCACCTTTTTTTGTAAGTGGCATTATTTTTTTCCTTGTGATTTTTTAATAGCTTTAGCGGTTGGAGCACCTTTAGTTCCAGGTTTTCTCATTTTCTCACCTGAACCTGCAGCGATTCTTTTTTTCTTTTGTTGAATATTGTACCAAAGACCTTTTTTAGCCATGGTTCCTTTTTTTGTTTTATGATAACCTTGAGCCATTATTTTTTACCTTTGTGCTTTGCACCTTTCATCATTTTACCATTTGGCATTTTGTGCATTGCCATTTTACCTTTTTTAGCTTTCATGATTGTACCAGGTTTCATTTTCTCATCTTGAAGTCCTTTACCTCTAGCTTTTTTGTACATTTTTTTCCCTCATTAAGTTAAGTTTTTCTTTTGCGACTTGCAAACGTTTATCCGAAGCTTCTTCTTGTGATTGCAAACGCTCCATTTGGAAAGCAATATCATTTTCTTGTCTATTGAATTGACCCGCTTCCTTCATTTGAGCCTCTTGAGTTTTTCTTTGTAGATCGAGAGCTCTTAAATCTATTTCCTGTTGTTTTAAACGAACTAAAGGATCTTGTTGTGCTTGACCTGCTTGCATTTCGGCCTGTGCTAACTGTGCAGTAATCTCAACTGTCTTTTTTGCAATCATAGAATTAAATATAGTTTGAAAAGCTTGCGGATCTACTTGAGCCATTTGTTGTAATTGTGCATTTTGTTGAATTGCAGCTTGTACTTCTAACGATGCTTTCATACTTATGTGATCTGAAACGTGTGATTGTAATAATGCATACACTTGCGGATTAATTTGTACCATTCTGGTCTGCATAAATATCGTATGAGCTTGAATATGAGCATCGTGATCTTGATCAGGGAACGCATTAAGCAATTGCATCTGTAAAGATAGCGAATTTTCTTTTGCAGGATCCATTGGTTCAGGCATTTCTGGTGCTTTTAACAATAAATCAATATTTTTTGTTCCTAAACTCTCATACACTCTTCTGTAAGCTTCATAAATGTTGTGCATTTGCGGATTTGACTGCGCAATTTGCAATTGTGTCTGTGCTAAAGTCACTCTTTGAGCCATTGACCACAAATTTGGATCCGCCATTGGCAAAATATCTACTCGATCATCAAAATCTAGTGCTTTAATAGTTCTTTCTCCGCCATAAACATCATAAGGATACTCTGGTGGAAGAAATTCTGAACAAATTCTTGCTAAAATTTTAAATTCTTGCTTCATTGCATAGTAACAACGCTTATGAATAGCACTCATGACCCGCGAACCACGTTCCATTAACGCAATCGTAGTGCCAACAGCTGCTTGTTGGTTGCCATCGCCTACTTGTAAGTCTGCAATCGCAGCAAATCTTTGTCCTGCTTGGACTACAAAACCTAATAATGAATATAAAACGCTTGAAGGTTCTTTAAAAGGAAGTAATTGAAACTGATCTTTGATGTTTCCACCTGGTGCATCGACATCTCTAAACTCTCCAGGTTGAATAGGTTGGTCATCATCACGTACTCGCATCCCTCTAGACTTAAATCCAGCAGGTAAATTGGATAACGTACCAGCGTCCAATAGTTGTCTTAACGCTTCAGTAGCAGTTCGAGACAATCCACCAATCATGTGGAGCATTCCAAAACCATAAAATCCTAATCCTGGTAAAAATTTATAATGAACAAAGTATTCAATACGATTATATTTAGGATCATCTGCTCTAAAATTTCTATAAATAGATAAAATCTGTCCTGTGTTTTCAATCACAGTTACGATGTAAGGAACTTTAATATTTTTTTCTTTGTTAGGTACATCCGAAGTGTACTCTTCCATATCTAGATCCACATGAATTTCTAATACATTGTACATGTAGTCTTTGTAATTTGGTTTTAATCCTTGAAGATCGTCTAATCTTTTTTCTGTATCGGTTTGTTCTGGTTGCGGATCTAACAATTCCGTTTGCATATACATGCCGATTTCCATTTTTTTACGAATTTCATTGTCACTCATTTTCATGACTTGCGTAATTCGTTCACAACTTTTTAAATCGGTCGCATAATAAGGTACAATTAAATCTCTTGCCGGTATAAATAAAGATGCGGGTCTTTCTAATAATTCATCATAGAATACTTTTTTAAAAGTAGATCCTGTTAAAGGTAAATAAAATAACATTTGATCTACATCGGTTGTGTATTCTTCCATCTTCTCCATTAGAAGATAGTTCATGTATTCTTTTACTCGTTGTTGTTGAGCTTCTTTTTCAGGAGTAGGGTTACCTACAATCTGAGTTCGTACAGGACCATCAGGGGGTAATAATTCTTTATAGGCTTGAGCCTGAAACTGGGTACACGCTTCAGAGAGCATTGGATGAGTTACACCAGACGCACCTTTAAAAGGTCGGTTCATTACGTTGTATTTAACACCTAATAAATCTAAACCTTTGTCGATAGTTTCCTGCCAACCTGCTCTGCTTTCTCTATCGTTTTCTACATCCGCAATTAAATCCGATGCTAATCTTTTTAGTACTCTATCGTCTAAACGTTCTGCAATATTTTCTGCAAAATTAAATTCTTCTTCTGGTCCCTGATCCGTGGTCTCTGCATCTTCCTCCATGATCACTACTTCTTCAGGAGCGATCTCAGGGTTTTCCGCTAGTTTAATTTCTTCTGTTTGTGGTTCGTTTTTTTCTACAGCCATTATAATAAATCCTTTATGTAATCTTTTTGTTTGCCTATTACCATGCCACCTTGATTATGTTTGTGAGGATACTTATCTAATTTTTTCGAAATATCTTTTGCCCCTTTTACGGCTTTCTCTAAATCATCATATTGTTTTCCGTATTCTTTAGGAAGACTCATATCTGGAGTTTTATGTTTAGGATCAGGTACATTATAGTATTTAGTTTTACCATTAACTTTATAAGATTTAGTAATATTATTTTCGTGACCCATTATACAATATCCTTGTAGTATTTTTTATCTTTCTTAGCAACTACAAAATCTCCTTTAGAAAATTGTTTAACAAACTTAAATCCAATAGATTTGTTATCTCCTTTTCGATCATACTCTAATTCAAAATTTTTATTGCGTAGAGAGGCTCTATATTCTTTAGTACCTTTTGCTGCTGCATGGCCTAAGGTATCTTTACCAAATTTTTTGGCACCATACACAAATACTTTCTTATCGGTAGGGTCTACAGAACTACCAAACTCGGAAAAGTTTTCAGGTATCATGGATATCGAATCAGTGTTCGTTTTTTTTATTTTTTCTTCAGAAGCTTCGTTAGACTTGCTTTCTACTTCTTTAAGAACCTTTTTTGCTTTATCTTTAACCATGGCAACTCCTACAGTTTGCCGGTACGTTTATAATTGTTTCTTGAGAAGCCGCCTAATTTTAATTTTTTAATAGAACCACCATACTTGGAGCCCATGTGTTTAACCTTACGTCCTTCTTTCATATCCTTTTTATCTTCTTCGTAATCAGGGTACATATCAGGAGAGCCTTTGTATCCTTCTCCTTCATAAAAATCTTTTGGTTTTTCTTTTGGCATTACTTTTTTCGTTGATGCAGACTCCATTTTTGCTTTTGAATATTTATCTAAACCTTTTTCGTTTTCTTTTAGTTTTAAATAAGTTGCCATTCCTGAGGTTAAACCTAATGCGGTTCCCATGCCCATAATTTCGTTTTTATTTAAATCTTTTCTTTTTTTAAATTTTAATCTAGGTTCTTTTAATTTTAATAATGGATTCATAATTTTCTCCTTAACAGATTTTGGTTGGTTTAGATCTTGCTAATTTATTTCCTCTGGCTTTGATCATTCCGCCAGATTTCTTAGAAACTTTTTTAGGTTTAGGTTCCATATACAAACCAATACCTTTATCCTTATCAGACTCGTTGATTTCTTTTAAAAGCTCATTTTGTCTTTCTAGTTTTCTCTTCATTAAAAATTTTCTTAGATGAGTAACAGGACTTGCTCCTTTCATAATAGGATATGCGTTAGGAGTTTCCTTTTTTAATTCTATCTCAACTTCAGCGTCTATATCTTTTTTTGTCTTAGGCATAGTATCTATATTCCCGTTCTATACGTGGCGATTCCTCTTCGTCCTGGTATGTTGATACCAGACCACCTTGTCGGTATCTTAACATTGCTTGTGTGGTGCTGTCTACATAGTCGTCATGCTGACCATGAGGAAATGCAGCGCATTCTTCGATAACTTCTTTTGCCCAATGCTCGTCTGGATACCATACCATTCCACTTTCAAAAATGGGGGCAACCGAGTTAGCCCTAGTAAATTTATCTCGTCCCTTAGCTGGAACATAATCAATCACCGGTATACCCATTTTTCTCATCTCTTGAATGAGTGGTTGTCCTGTGGCCTTAGCTTCAATAATAATACTTTCAGGCTCCCAATAACGATATAAGTCGTATGCTACATTCTTCAAATCAGGAAAGTCCCATCTGCCTTTTTGAGCATCTAGTAATATTAAATTATTATCATAACCCTCTTGTGGTTGAAATACTCCCCATACAGTAATCGCAGAATAGTCGGCTGTTTCTTTTTTAGAATACGCTGTATCCATACTCATAATCACATGTTGTAATTGCGGGATAAAATCTTTCTCCCACATCTTCCACCACTCACGTTTTAGTATAGCCCCTTCTTCCGCTACAGGGTTCTGCATATACTGAGCATTCCAATTGTGAGGAGAAATAGAAGCTTTGACTTTTTCTAATTCTTCTAGGTTCCAATATTCAGGCCATACCGGAGTACCTGTTTCTAAGATGGCAGGAAATTCTATTACTTTCCACTTATCGGCTTTCGGTTCTTTTTGAGCCTTGATGAGCCTTCCTGTTAAATCATCTTCTGCCCATCTAGTCATTACCACGCAAATAGTTCCTCCTGGTTGAAGACGTTGACGTGGACCTTAAGAATACCATTCGTACGTTCGTTCCATTGCGGTGTCCGAATAGGAATCTTGTTCGGTGTGAGGATCATCAATAATCAATAAATCCGCACCACGACCCGTGATGGAACCACCAACACCAGCTGCAAAATATTCTCCACCATGATTTGTTTCCCAACGTCCCTTTGCTTTGGAGTCCTCACGCAAACGAACATCTCCAAAAATTTGTTTATACTCTGAGGTTTCCATTAAATTACGAACCTTACTTCCGAACCTACTTGCAAGTTCTGCGTTATGCGAAACCTGCATTATTTTCATTTTTGGGTTCCTGCCTATCATCCACGCAGGAAACAAATAAGATGCAAATTCAGATTTAGTATGCCTAGGAGGCATATTCACAATGAGCCTTCGTAATTTTTTATCAGCTATTTTTGTAAACTCTTTTGCTATAATTTGATGGTGACCATAGTTGTCAGGGTCATCAGTCTGACGATAAATAAAATCTAGCCACATCTCCTTAACAAACATTAAGAAATCATCTTGGCATAACTTCACATACTCTAGTTGTTTTTTGAAAACTAGATCGCGTAATTCTTCATCAGTTAAATGTGTTAATTTTCCCATATCGTTTACAATATCACTGCGTGTATCAAACTTACACCCTAGCCCCGACCGGTGGTACCATATTTTAAAAATTCCCGCGTAAGTTGAATCTAACAAAAATCATTTTTGTAATTCCTATTGGACCCCTACGCACATGCAACATGATCCATGGTGCAGTGCACACGAACAAATAAGAACGAATCACGAACATGACTGATAACTATTCAATTATCGGAAAGACTATTGATAGTAATTAATTATCGTTATTGAGCAGTTGCAACATAGATTGCTCGACCTCGTGCCATGCTCCTCGGTTCGCGTGGGTTGCATCAGGGATCAATTCCCTTGGCTCCACAACCATGGCGCGAATTCTATAAAGTTTCAACTTGCTCTCCGAGAGGGCATTATTGCAGATCAACATCACACCACCATGTCGAACATATCCATTGATCCATGCAATCTGCCATTTAGAAAGTTTAGGATAACTGACGTAATCAGATTTTAATTCTAACCAAAAACTTACACCATTATGACAACCAAATAGATCAGGAATGCCATTGACAGTCCTACTTTCGATTCTTGTGAAATGTATATTTCTCAAGTATTTTTTGAGAGAGTGCCACAGTTTCGTTTCTCTTTTTTGATCCGACATATTTTTTTGATAAACCCTTTTTGATGACAGTCAGTATTTTGGGATTGTCTCGTAATATTTGACTGAGTTGATTTGAAATTACATTTACAACTCTTTCCTCTTTTTTATCTTCTTCAAGTTCTGCTCCATCATCTTTTAGTCCTCCATACCAAACACATGCATGAATAATTTCATGAATTAATGTGTTCGCAATGTCTGCATCAGAGATCGTACTTGCAATTGTAATTTTATTTTCTTGGCTTGAGTATTCACCATAACATTCTTCCAAAAAAGTTGGATTAGATTCTGTTTCAAGTGAAACATCTGCGTAACTAATTTTTATCTTCTTCGGTAATAATTTTAACAGTTCCGACATTTGTTCCTATCTTCCCACTAGTTAACAATTTCCAAAATTCTTCTTCGCTAATTTTCTTCGATTGGATCGATCTCGATGATTTTTGCATTTTCGTGATTGATTTTTTTCGAAAGTTCCTCAAGTTTTTTCTCAAGTTCATCTCTACTCATTCCCTCCAAACCTGAAACGCGGACTTCTTTTTTATCAACGTAAAGTCCTGCAAGTTGTCCTGATCTGTACTCAGCATTAATTGCACTTGCCCACTGTTTATCTTCGGCTGCACTGTTGGCATAGTACTCTAATCTTTTATATCTTCGCAATTTATCTTTTTCATACATTGCAGCTTCCTCGGCCTTACGTTTATCTAAGTACATACAAACGTGTGGAGAAATTTTTCTATTTGTTAATCTTGATCCAATTGCACTTGCAGATTTATCAGTCATGGTTTTTCCCTCTTCACCATAAACTTCTTTTACAATTTCAGTTTTATTTCTTTTGCCCCAACCCTCAATCAATTTATCTACAAACAAAATTTGTTTGGGAGTTAAGTCATCAATAGTTAATTCATGTTTTGGTTTTGCACCCATCGCATCCTCAAGATTAATTTCTACTAATAAGATTATACAGAAAATTACAAAACCATGTAAGTCAGTGTAAAATCGGATCACCAAGAAAATGTATTTAGAGGTACACGAGGTACACTAGAGGTACACTAGAGGTACACTACAAAATTGATCTACTTACATTGGTATTATTGAATAATAGTCTCAGAGGTACAGAGGTACACCATTTGAAAAATATTTTTCATCATGTCTCTGATTCGTGTAGAATTTATATAGTAGGAATTCAGGTGTTCCCTGATCCGCGATCCATGTTCCCTGATCCATGCAAAATGCTCCATGTTCCATGCATCATGAAAAAATATCCAGGCACTGCTGAAAAAGTAAATAAATTCAATAACTTATAATAAACCTGGGCAAATTCGTCTTTATTTTAACAATAATTTCATGGGATATACCCAAGTACCTAAAGACAATTCTTCGATGCTCTACGTGTCTTAAAATCGGTTTTTTTTAATTTAAAAAAATTTGTTAATTTTCAATTACTTATTTTTTTACATCATTATTTTCTTTAAAAAAGCATTTGTTTGTGGGAGTATCCCATAATGTTAAAAATAAAAAAGGAGAGAAACATGAAAACAAATACAGACGTAGACACAACAATTACTCAAGATCTTTTTGGGTATCTATCAGTTCCATGTTTAGATTGTCATGGCACAGGAGAAAATTTGAACAATGAAGATTCCTGTGAAGAGTGTGATGGAATTGGTGAAATCATAATTGCGAGAGGAGAATAAAAAATGAAAAGAATAAAAGTTGGTGATCTAAAAAAATTAATCAAAGATCTACCTGATGATGCTAATTTTGAAATTGATGTATCCAATCACAAAATTGGTAAACGATCTATGTCCTACGATATCAAATATAAAAATGAGATTGAAATGGGTACATGGATTTCAAAAAACAAAAAACCAATTTCTTGGATCAATATTATTGTCCAAGGTTTAGGAGAATAAAAAATGAAATCTAAAACTGACGAACAAATACTTTTAAAAGCCAAATTGTCTGAAGAGTTATTAGGACTTGCTTATGAATCTGATGACTATCAACAAGCAATAGATGGTTTATTAATTTCAGCCCTTAATCACGTTCCTATGAAAGTTTTAAAGGAGTGGAAACAAGATTATTTAAAAAACAAAAAG